CCACCGTTCACCGAGGTGACCGTGGTCGCCCGGATGTAGTTGATGATGTCGCGCACGGTCGTCTCTACCGATCCCCCGCGCTGTGGCATGCTTGGCAGTTTCATTAGAAATATAGTGAGTTTTTATCGACCATGATTTTCTTTGCTCCCAGCCATTGCTCGGTTCGGTCCCATTTGTTTTTCTTTCCGGCCTTCACGGCGCGGTCGGCGCTCTTGATCCACTCGTAGCCAGATGGCGCGTTGGGAAATCCGGATGGGGTCGACCCTTCTTTTGCACCGGCGGTGGATGTTGACGGTGGCCCGTTGGTAAATGTTGTCGTCTTAGAAAGGATGGGCGCAAAGTCGTCGTAGGTGTCGATGCCCAGGTCGACGGCTTTTGCGTATTTCTCGGCTGCTGCGCTGAGTGCCGTCCTGTTTGCTGAGGTCTTGCTGTTTTGCCATGTGGCGATTTTCTCGCCGTCGGTGGCGCTCAGTGCGTAGCTGCCGCCGGTGCGGAATTCTGGATGTTCGAGTAGCGGCCGCGATACCACTGTCCACTCGACCTCGTAGGAAATCTCACCGGCGACGCCTGCTGTGGATCCACCTCCGTCGGCTTCAAACTCCCGGGTGACTGTCACCGTAAGCTCGCCCTGTAGTGGGTTGGTGCCGCTGATTGGTTCGATCTTTGCGGTGTCTACCTTGCCAATGTAGTCGCCCCATGATGTACCCACCGCTGGTGCTGCTGCCAGCAATGTGGCGTAGGGTCCGATGTACAGGAGGTCGGATTGTTTTGCACTGGCCGTTACCCCAATCTGCGGGTAGTTCGGCTTGAGGTAGGTAATGATTGATTCTGCGGCCATATGTATATGTTACCAGCTAAGTGTGAAGCCGCCATTCTGCGCGGCCTTGAGTGTGTCCTTGATCGATGCCAGCAATGGCATCATGCCGTCGCTAGTCTTTTTCATCGGCGTACCGTCGAGACTGAGGCCACGCGATTGGTATGAGTTCACCGCCCTCGATGGCGCGGTGCTTGGATCTTCACTGGCTTTGATCCGAGCGTCGACCATCGCGGCCGCTGCATTTTTGTTTGCCTCATCTTGGATGTTATACCCAGCCTCTGCCATCTTGTTAAGTTCCTCGCGGATGTCGCGCTGGCGCTCGAGCGCTTTGACTGCTTCGTTGTCTCCCTTTAATTTAGCAGTGAGCATAGCAGACTCTTCGTTGTAGAGCGCCATGTATTCCTTTCGACTTGCCATCTTGTCACGCTCGGCTTGCATCTCTTTTGCTATCTCGCCCTTGTCGATGATCGCCTCGGTGCCTTTGAGTATCCCGTTAGGGTCCATGTTCACCGGCACATTGGGCGCCTGTGGCTTGTCTTGGGACAATACCCCGTTGGCATCAAAACTTAGGTTTGATGGCAATTCTGTACCTTTACTTGCCGTTTTATCTAATAGATCCAATGCTTTTGTTAAACCTAATACATAAGGTGTTTTATTAAGTATTGCTCCAAGAACTTTAAGTATATCTGTTAAAAACGCTAAACTGTTTCCAGTAATATCCCCTATATCTTTACCTAGAGAACTTAGGTCGGCGTTGTCAGAGGCCGTGGCTATATCTTCCAGAGCGGGTAGTAGCCCGACTGTAAATCCGACTGAAAGTTGAGAAAGTTTTGTTTGCATTCCAGACATCGAATCGCCCAGATGGTCAAGAGCAGCTGCGTTATCTGCCAGAGTTTTACCTAGTCCACCAACTTGAGTGATAGCATTGGCAAACGCATTCGGATCGTTCAGCACGGCCAGCGCCTTGCCGCCTGATTTTCCAAATACCTCCATTGCACGAGCGGTCCGAGTCGCTGGATCTTTTATGCCTGAGATTGCCCTGGCGATGGCTTCGAATGCTTTCGCTGGATCCATGGCCGTGAGTGCCTCGGCGCTAAGTCCGAGCTTGGCGAACACCCCGGCGGTCTGGTCTCCGTCCTCGTTGACGCCTGCCAGTGCTTTCTGCATTTTGTTGAGCGCATCTGGTACCGAGTCGGCGGCGAGTCCAGCATTCTCAAATGCTCGTTGCATCACCACCAGTCCCTCACCGGCGGCACCTGTTCTGGTCATCATGTCCTGTAGCGCACCGCCCTGGTCGATGGCGCTCTTGATGGCGGCACCCATCGCGACGAATGGCGATGACAGTCCGGCCGCGGCAAGCCCCTTCTTGCCGAGAGACGCGATGGTCGAGTTGAATGACGACGCATCGGACCGTGCTTTTTTCAATCCCTTGCTGAAGTCTTTATCGCGGAGATAGAGACTGGCGTAGATGCTACCTATACTTCTCGAGGCCATTTACTTGGTGATCTTTTGTTTGAGTAATGCGAGCTTCACTTCGTTTTCCATTGCAGTGATACTGCACCTTTTTTCTGGCTTTGCATATTCTGGCAGGAAATCTCGGAGTTCTAGATTGCGACCGTTTCGGAGTTTCATCCCTTGAGACTGTGCAATGGTGAGTTGCACACTGGCGACTCGGTATTCGTCGCGCTTTTGTTTTTCGGTCCAGACTTTGATATAGGCATTGCCACAGTCTGGGTGCATGTTTTCCCACTCGGCCTCGGTCAGTCCGAGTTCAATTCTTGCAAAGGCGATTTCTTCGTGGTGCTTTTTTTTTCAGCCGTGGTCGACATCGCTTTGAATATCTCACCCACCGCCGCGAACAGACTTTCGTCCTCCTTGTCGGTCATGCTGGTGTACATGTCCTCGTGAGTTTTAAATTTCACAAAGTCGTCGTAGGGTAGCAATGCCCAGGCGATCTTGACCATGGCGGACGATAGTCGCTCGCCTTTGGTGTCTCGGTTCCAATCAAATCCAATGTCGGCCAAGCGCAGGCGCATGAGTCGCGCCGACGCATTGGTCCATTGGATGTCGAATGGCTCACCCGCTATGGTCATGGAGGCCATGATTAAACGGAGTAAGTTTTCGCACCGTCAATTTTGCAGGAGATCGAGAAGTCGACCGTGCCTTCAAATGAAATCGATTCATTCATGGCACCGATCACTGCGTTGAAGCCGATGGTCGCGGCGCTTGGCAAAGTGATGATGAATGCTTTGCTTAACCCGGTGTTGGCTCGGAGGTAGTCCTGACCCGTCGAGGCGTTGTCAAACTTACCTGTTAGTTCAAGTGTACCGTTGTCAATGAGTCCGGCCACAAATTCCTTCGCGGTGGAGTCGTTGGTGGTGATATCGATGAATGGCACCTCGGCTCCAGAGAGCGTGATGTCATTGATCCCTGTGATAGCCACGGCGTTGACCGAGACTGTGGTGCCGAATGCTTTGCTTTTAGCCATGTTTTTGATGTCTGCTTCACAGCAGTCAGTTTTTTATTGTTAGTTTAGTTGGTGAGTGAGTGACCTCGGTATTCCACGAGTTCGCCGTAGAGCTTCGTGTCGGTTTCGTAGGTGGAGTTGGACGATGAGAATGATAGTGAGGTGCTGCTTGAGCCGGGGAGTGTGATGCCCTCGATGTCGGTCTTGAGTGCCGCCGTGATTGCGATCACCGACACCTTGGTCTTCGCCCATATAGAAAACTGGATGAGCGGAAATGATAGTGACCTGTTGCCGTCGTTAGTATTTTCGGACAGAGTGCTGACCGTCTGCGCGACGATGTAGGGTGCCACCGCGTCACCGTCGGCGATGTCCCAGAAGAACCGATTGCCGATGAGCGGCGAGAGTGTGGCACCTGCTACCACCGCATCATAGATGTCTGATTGGTAGCTCATGAGGATTTCGCCAGGATGCGGGTGAGGTAGAGGTCGAGCTGTGCCGCCATGGCACCAGCGACCTTCTCTTGCGTGGCATCGATCGCCGGGCGTATGTATGGTTGTGCAGGTGTCTTGCTTGTACCAAACTCAATTAGGTGAGAATAATTTGTTGGCACAGCTTCCATGCTATACTTTTTGCCAGTCTTCTTGTTTGTCCTTTTGACTATTTTTCTATACCCTTTGAGCGGTCCGACTTTTGCTGTCTTGCTGCCAGTTTTACCCGTGATGATGAGCGTGATCGATTTAGTCAGTGCGCCTGAGTCTTTGCTTCTGGCCGCGAAACTCTTGGCAGATGTGCGAATGAGGATCGCGCCGGCGCGAAGCACTGATAGCTCGGCACCTTTGCGTAGCTTCTTGGGTAGTGCATCAATCTCCCGCAAGAGGTCGTTAAACTTCTTTTTCTCGATGGCGAGTGATTGTAGGGTAGCCATTAGGAGAGCGATTGATAGGTCACGGTGTCGAGGAGGAGAGACGCCTGGCGGCCTTCCTCGGTGATGCCGGTGATGTTGAAAAATTTGCTTTGATATAGCAGTCGGTAGCCGGTGCTGGTGATGGTACGGTAGCGGATGCGAAATTGCTGGACCTCTGTGGCGCGGTCGGCGTCGGCGATGTCTACCTCGTTGGGTTTAGCTTTTGCGGTGACCAGCTCGGCCCACACCGTGGCGTGGTCAGACCATGTCTCGACTCTCGATCCGGTAGCGTCCTTGGAAAAGACGCGCACTTGGATGACGACGCGGCGGTCGAGCTTGCCCGGGTTCATACAAACCAACCTCCTATTTTCTGCTGCTCGATGAGTGCCTTGAGTGAGTAGGGTAGCTCGGCGGTGATGCTACCGATGACCACTGGCACACGGTTTTCGTATAGGTGAGCGGTGAGCAACTGGACCGCGTGGCGTTGTCCTGGCGTGACGGCCGACATGACTGTCTGGCCAGCGGT